AGAATATGAAAACTTTAGGCAACTAACCCCCCCTGGCAGAAAGGAGCCACATTTTTCAATGTAACTTTTTTAAGTGTGTATGATCTCACACTATTCCTGTTTATTCCCAACTCAGTAATCAAGTTGTGTTTAGACGTTTACGAAAGGGAACTAAGTAAACGCACTGGAATTTTATTAAAACTGATCTTCAAAATCGCCACCAGCATCTGAACTTTTAGATTCAGATTTACTGCCGACCATTCTAATTACACCAGAATATCTAGGTACAATTATTTCAGTTACATATCTTTGATTGTCATTAGCATCTTTATAAGATCTAGTTTCAATCTCACCTTCGACATATAACAATGTACCTGTTTTTGCGTATTTACCCATAGTATCTGCGATACGAGGATCAAATACTACAATTTTGTGCCATGTAGTTTTTTCATTATCTTTAACTTTTTTATTTGTAGCTAAAGATAAGTTGGCAAAACTATCTCCATTTTTAGTCTTTTTGACTTCTGGATCAGCACCTAATCTACCAATTAACATAACTTTATTTATCATGTTTCTTCATCTCCTTTACGTTTACTATTTTAATATTACTATCTAGCTTACTAGCTTCTTTACCTTTTGCTTTTACTTCATCAGGCATTTCATCTTCTGAATATACAAAGCCATGTAAACCTAATAGCTTAAGAACACATCTGTCATAAGCACGTTTCTCTGCCATAGCATATGGATAAGAGTTTTTAGTATTCTTAGGTGAAGACTCACCATAAGATATAACTTGATATTTAACTCTATCTTTTTCCATTTGGGCAGTACACTTGACTACAACAATACCATCTGCAGAATTAGTTTCTATTTCATCATATGAATATACAATACCATTTTCTGCACCTGCTTGTTCAATAAATCTATGATACATTACCCAAGTACCACGACAATCCCACAATGCTTTGTATTGACCTTGATCGTCTTTTTGATCTAGGTTAAGTTTTTTTAGTATAGCTAATGCTCTACTATCTATTGGTTTTCCCATTATGCACCTCTTTCTGTGTATAGTTTATTTATTTGCTGCTTACTGACTTTATACACATAAGCCATAGCACCACTTGAATTTTTTCTTCTATCAGCTCTTTCTATTTTACCTTGTTTATACAACTCAGTAACTCTAGGTCTAACTGTAAAAGGACTCAAATTCAATAACTCTGCAACTTCATCTGCAGTTGCACCAAAATTACCTTTATTACATATAACATCATACACTTTAACTCTTATAGTTTCAGCTCCTGCTTTAATAAGTTCAGCAGCTTCTAATGATGTACCATCCTCTTTACTTCCTGGCGAGTATGGGTATGATTGTTTCTCCATCTGTAAACTCCTTACTGTTAAAATTTTCAAAACTAATAAACTCTGGTGGTTCTTTTTTAGTTTTTACAAAATGCCAAAACAATATTTCAGCATTAGTTAGTTGTTCTTGAAACTCAAGATCTTCAGATATTTCCATAACTTCATATTTCATATTACCAAAGAATACAGAAACATAACATCTTTTAGATGCAGCACACATCAAATAATGTTGTATCTGTGCTTTGTATTTATCTGCTACTTTTTTTGGATTACTAAAAGCATTTGTATGTTTACATTCTAAAATAGATACACCTTTATCTGTACCATCTTTTAGATCTTGTTTGTCAGGCATAATTAAACCATCAACATGAGCATACATAAATTTATACTTTGGATGAAAAAATGTTTCTTGTTTACCATGTACTTCTAAACCAGTTTGTTTTTCAAACCATTGTATATTAAATGGTTCTGTATGTACTCCCATTTGTACAGGTAATACATCAGACAAATCTGCAGGTTCGGTAGCACCTGTTTTTTCTTGCCATAGTTCATGCCAACTACCTTCGTATAATCTGGTAGCATCACTACCACCAATACCTTGTTTTCTATCAAACTCTTTCATATCGTTCCTCCTACTTTCCAAAAGTGTTTATCTTTTATGTCTATTAACAATGGATCTAACTTTAAGACCAAGACTTTCGGCTTTTGTCTTTTGAAGTTTTTTCCATTTTTCTTTTTTTTCTTTCTCATCTTTTAACCTCAACTTTTCTATTTCATTTACAAACTTCCAAGGAAGTGTACCATTCAATATCTTAGTTGCAGTTGCAACATAAATGTCATCATCATATTCTATTTGCTTATAAAATTTAAGCAAACGCATACGAAACAGCATTTGTCTATTATGAGGAGCTGAATAATCTATATTATTCTTGCGTTTTATTTTCCTTATCATCTACAAATGTTCCTTCCTTAAATTTATCAACAAGTTGTTGCAGCTCTTTTTCTTTTAGTTTAAACTTATCTGTAATAGATTTAGCTTTAACTAAATAATGAACAGCATCTAACAATTCTTCGATTGTTTCATCTATCCATTGATCTAAAGGTCTGTCGTTTACTTCCATAGTTTTACCAAACTTCTCCATGCCTTGCATGTGTCGTTTCATAACTATATCAACAACTTTATTGACAATAGGATCATTTGTGATTTCACCAGGATTAAAATCAGGATTTATTGTCATTGTTTTAGCACCTTTGGGGTTAATGTTATTTGCATATCTAAAGCATCTGCCCAGCAACAGAATAGCCAACCACTTGGTTTTCTTATTCCACACTCCCATTTAGAAACTAATCCCTTGGCTACCCCCAAGATCTCATCCATTTCTAATTGTGATATTCCTTTATTTTTCCTAGCATCCACAAATTGTGGAATTACTTGGTTATGGAATATTGGGCCTAATGCTTCTTGATTTGCCATAATTAAAGCATACGCACAAATAGTTAATTGTCAACACCCAATGTGCGTTGCCACAACTCTCGCCTGACAACGCTTGGGCATTAGCATACCATGGTTTTCACTAACTATTTAGAGTCTGAAACAGATGACTCTGATGCTCTAAATTCTATTAAATTCCATTTAAATTCATCACATAATTCTAACAATTGGTGTGCAAATATACGGTTTTCACCTTTCTCAAATTTCTGTATTTGCTGAAAGGAAACACCTAATACGGCAGCAAGATTGCTTTGTGTGAGTTTTGATTGTTTACGCAATCGTTTAATATGCCCACCAATTTTATTGTTTATCTGATTTCTTGCATTTTTCATTTATAATTCCTTTAATAATTGCATACACACCATGATTGTTATCTAATCTCCAATAATGTTTTTTGTTTAATCTCATTTGTACATGATAAACTAAACTAGTATGATCTTTACCTGTAAGCACAGCTAACTGTGGAAAAGAAAATGCTGTACATTCTCTTAACAAGTTAATAGCCATAGATCTCGGCAGCACAAGATAAGCACATCTCATACCACTAAACAATTCTTTCTTTTTAATTTTAAACCAAGTACATACTGAGTCTACAATTATATCGTAAACTTTTTCATTATGTATTGGTTTAGTATCTGGTACAAATTTAAAAATAGTTTTGTTTCTTTCTTTAGCATCTTTAAATCCAGCATTATAAATATCATGTTCTCTATCAGTATATAATTTTATAATAGCTTTATCAGATGGTTTTAGATGTACTTTAGACATTAGTTTTTCTCCTTGATGCTTCCATAGTTCTCCATATTTCTATTTTCATTTCAGCAGTTTTTCTTTTATTTTTCATAGTTAATTGTTCAACATTTAATTTATGCAATTTATCAATATGATTAGTATAATGTTTAGATGCATAAAATTGTTCTGTAGCTTTAGATACTGGAAGTTCTGATCCAGCTACAAAAGCACCTTTTAAATGTTTTAAAATATCTTGACCATACGTCAGCTCTGCTTGTACTTTAGCAAATGGTTCATCAGTATTAGCAAGAAAAGTTATTAGCTCATCTATTTTCATACGGTATCTCCATAGTTTGTAACAATTCTTCTACATAAGATTTTACTTTCTTAGTAGATTTATCATGTCGTTTATTAAAAGCTCTAATAAAATGTATTAGATCCATTTCACCAATTGCAATCCATTCACCTTTACTTTCTGAAAGATATTTTTCTTGCAATTGTTCTTCAATATCACGAGGAATTGTTTTCCCCGTGATACGAATTATTTCTATTAACTGTTTTATTTTCATAACTAACTCAACTTAACTATTAACTTAGCATCTTCGTTTTTATCTGGCGAAAATTTAAGAGTTATAGAATCTAAACTATTATATTCTACATCTCCTTCTTTCCATGAATTGCCATGAAACTCTACATCAGCTTCAGAGTCAATTCTATTTATAGTTTGTACTATAAATTTAAGATCATTTGTTTTTATTTTCATGTTTACTCCTTTAGTTATATAATGCATTCCAATGATCAGATTGCATCATTTCTGCGACTTGTTTTTCTCGTTTTCTCGAAACATTGTAAACTGCTCCTCTGGTGACTGGATGAGTTGCCCAGTCAGTTGCAGTTTGATAAATCGCAAAAACTGTATTGCCATATTTAGCAACATACTTACCCCATAAAGAGTCCAGATCACGCATAACAATAATACTGTTATTGTCGATATCGAGATTTCTTTTACGATTGTTAGCCAGGGTTTTTCTAAATAACTCTGTAACTTCATTTACACTCACTTTCTTTTGCATCATTTTAAACATTTCGTCACCCATTTCTTTATGGCTTTCTAAACCAGAACGAAACTCAGCAACACTATAAGTAATATCTTGTTTGGAACTATGTTTATTGTAAACAGTAAATGTCCAATCAGGTCTTACCATACCATTTAAACACCACATATACATTGAGGAAAACATAATTTGTTGGCCCCATTGTCCATCAAGTGATGAATAAATTCTAACTTGTGGAATAATACATTCGTTAGCACGTTTATTAGAATCTAAATAGATTTGCTCATTCCAGAAGTTTATATTTCTTCTAAACTTTCTACCATCAGCATAAACGTGATCTTCTGTAGTTATTTTCCATTGGTCAATATTTGGTACAGCATCTTTGATTACTTCGTTTACTTTTTCTGCTAATGCAGAATATGGTCTAACAATGTAATCATCAGAATGAATACCAAGTAATTTACCATTATCTTTTCTTACAAGTGCATATCTATTAACTGGTAACATTTGTGGTGTACCACCATGTTGTTTCCAATTATAATCTCTGTATTTTAGTTGTACTTTACGAACTTCAAAATACGCACTTGGATCTATTGTGAGTAGATCATCTTGTTGTATTTGTATATTTGTTTGCATACGACCTCTTTCTTTCTTTCTAGTTAATCAATCCCCCTCATTCGAGGGGGATCTCACGCAGTAACAACCACCACCACCGTACTGCAATTTGATTCTTAATCAATCACCAGGCTTTTAGCTGTAAATCTTAGTACATTATTTACATACAGGTTCTAGGTTACCTATTGGGTTGAGGCCGAGCAGCAATTGTTTACTGGTATACCTGGGCCTATCAGGAGCTATCCTGCCAATTCTATTTTTTACGTTTACGTTTAGTTGGTTTAACTTCTGGATATACAGTTTTAACATCAGCAAAACTGCTAATCCATTTGTTATGTTCTTTCCAACTAAATTTTTTAACTTTTTGTTTCTTTTCTTTTGTCATTAAACCACTCCTCAGTTAATCCTATTTTAAAATTATGTTTCCTTGATTTCTGTTTACTAGCAAATTCGTTAGCACTTTTTTCATTTACGAAACACAAGTTAGTAAACAAAGACCATTGTTCAGTTTTTTTTAAAGACCACAAAATGCAATACATTACTTTTCATTTTGTTTAGCTTGGTCTAATTTAAAATTATACCTAGCATCTTCGGCAGCATCTATTTCAAATGCTACACTTTCAGTATCTATACCAAGATCTCTAAGACTTTTTTCGAATTGCTCTGTATCTATTTTACATTCAGCATACTGTGTTTGTAATTCTTCGAGTTTATTTAAAAACTCAAGTTTATTAAAACCCATATTACTCCTATACAGTTATAATCATTATGATAAGTAAAAACAAAAACAGTACACAACTATAAAATTGTATACTTGTCATATTATTCCTTAACAGTTTTCTTTTTGATTTCATATGGCAGCTCTACTTTTTCAGGCATATGCTTACCAATAGCTATACATAATCCTATGAAAGCTCTGATTGGAAACATAATAGCTGTCCATATCCATTGTGCTAATACATTCATTAGCCAGTTCTGTAGTTTATTCCACATTTTGCACCTCTTTTTTTGTTTATTTATTATACACTTATTACTTGTTATTGCAAGACATTCGGCAGCACCTCATGTTTTTGCCCCACCGAGTTCCGAAAAAATTCAGAACACGATAAAAAAATGCCCATGGCTCAGAGTCGAGCCACAGGCAATGTTTTTAATGTTATCCAACCAACTTAGTTGCTTCGGCTAACATCATATCTTTTTCAGCTTTATCGACATAAACTTTGTCAGTAACTGAACCTCTCTTGGACTTAGGTACATAAGATCTTTGGAAAATCTCTTTGTACTTATTCTCAAGAGTATCAACTATTAAACCAGATCTTCTGCAATTCAAAGTTTGCACTTTGATTTT